ACTGCCATAATTAATCTCCGAATGCTTTACTAAATTTGCCACCTCTTTGTTTGGCTTCTGCAACTGCACTTAATGTTGAATTTTGTATAGCTGGTAGCATATTCATAACTTCTGCTCTAACTGTATTAGTTATACCAACTGCAAAGTTTAAATTTTGTGAAATATTAATTGGACTTCCACCCATTCTTCCAGGTGTTAAACTGCTAGGTGTTATTGATCCAGCAGTTCTAGGAACAAATAACTCTGGTCCTCTTTCCCCTACTAATCTTGGTTGTGATCCTGATACTGCACCACCACTAGCCATACCATCTCCAGGTGCTACTTGCCTTCCTTTTGAACCACCAAAAAAGCTACCAAATATATCAGCTATAATATTACCACCACCACTTGTTCTTGTTTTTTTAATTCTTTCTTCTATATTTCTTTGTATCTCATCAAGAACTAATACTTTGAAAATCATTTTTTGTAATTCTACAACCATTTCTTTTAAAATATCTGCAAAGTCTAAAGTATGTAATTTACCTCTAGCCATAGCATCTGATATTTTATCTCCAACACTTGCAAATGTTTTTCCTACTCCACTTGCTATTGCATCTAATTGTGTTTGTAAATCTATTGCTTCTCTTACTTGATCATTTCTCAATGCTTGTTCTCGTCTAACAATTACCATCTGTTCTGCTATTGCAGCTTCTGCTTCTGGTCCTTGTGATTTAAGTTCTGACCTTAATTTATCTTCAATTTTTCTTAATTCATTTAATTCTCTTAATTCGTGTTTTGTTTTTCCTAAATCTTCTATCTGTCTATCAGAACTACGATTAAAGTCTTTCATCTGATTTATTCTTATTTTATCTAAATCAGTTTCTTTTTTTTTTAAATCATTATTAAAACCATATAATTCTTTTTCTTTTTTTTCAGTTTCAATACCATCTTTTTCTATTGCTCTTAAAACTCTTAATTTTGCATTTGCCGCTTCTAAATCTGCATTTAGTTCTTTTAGTCTTGAATCTTCTCCGACCATAAACATATCTGCCATAGAATCATCTAAATGTTTTGCTCTATCTTCAATCTTTCTTTGTATGACTTCTATTTCTGCCATCACTTGTGCAGTAGTATTTAATGCATCAATATTTTTATCTGCATCTCCCATAGCATCAGCTAATCTATTAATTGATACTGTTAAGAAATCTACAACTGCTCTACCAATTTTTGTTTGTTCAAAGAATAATGTAAAATTTTCTCTTAATGAATCTATTGCTCCATTTAAACCAGATGCCGCTTTTACACCTGCTCCACCAACTTGACTATTTAATGCTCTTAAAATTATTTCTTGTGCTTCAGCTTTACGACCAGTCATATCAAGAACTCTTATCTGTTCTTTTTGTGCTTCTGTAAATGAAACACCAACTCTACGCAAAGCACCTAATCCAACAATAGGTTCTTCTAATGCTTTACCAAGTTGCATACTTGCTGTTCTTAAATCTCCAAAACCAACTTCTGCTAAATCCTGTGTTAATCTTAATGCGTTTTTAAATGTTTCTCCAGAAATAGATTTAAATGTTAATAATACACCTGCAGCATCTCTTACTTTTTGTGTACTTGCTAATGTAGCAATACCTATTTCTGCTGATAAATCTTGAATATCTCCTAAAGATAATTGTGCAGAATGACCAGTTGCTCTTAATATTGCTTGTAATCTTAAAAATTGTTGATCTGCATTTTTTGTATCTGATATTAATTTTCTTAATGCAAAACCCATTGCTACAAAACCACCAGTAAGTGCAATCGTTCCTATACCTACTCTACCAATAATAGCACCTAGTGAATTAATTCTTCCAGCGACTGGACCAAGTGGACCTTGTACTGCAGCAATAGTTCCAGCTGTATCTCTAAAAGCATTTTGTAATTTTTTATTGCCAGCTACTGCTGTTTTATTAATTGTACTTTGTTTTTTACCAAACTTCTCCACTGACTTTCCAGCAGTGTTCATTTTGCTTTGAAAGTTTGATGTGTTAGTTTGTAATTGTACTAATATTGTTGCTAAATTTGTTGCCATAATTAATCAGGGTATTTTCTCATTAGTTCTTCCATTTCATCTCTTAACATTGGGTTTATTTTCTTTTTTTGTCCAGTTGTTAATTTATAGCCCTCTAGGGCAGATAAAAATTCATATACAGATAGTTTCCAGAACACCTCTGGTGTGAAGCGAAGAACACCTAAACCTATTTCTAGGTAGTTTTGGATTGGGTATTCTGTGACTCGTTCTCCGCCTTTGCTAAAGGGCTTTCATTTTCCTCTGGAGTGGTAAATATTGTTGCCAATATCTCTCCAGCTAAAACTGCACCTTTAACTAAAGCACCTTGTGAAACCATATCTCCAACTGCTTTGTATTGAATATTTGCACCAGCACCTTTAAGTCCTTCGTGTAAAATAGTCACAACAGATGTAAATGAAAAGTTTTGACTTGCAAGCTCACTTGCTACTTTCATTATTGGTTTGTTTAATGTATTTTCTATATTGATTATATTTTCAAAGGTCAACCTAAAAACTCTTTCTTTGTCTCCAAGCTGACCTTTAATTTCGCCTTTATACTTGTTCGCCATTGGTGTTATCTTCCTTTCTTTGTTCAGATTTTTTTAATTTTTTCAAAGTTTTGTTTGCTCTTATTATATCACTTGTTGCTTTCGCTTCGCAAGTAATCTCACATCTGCTTTGAAAAACTTCTATCTTCTGAACAATAACTTGATCTACACCTACTGTAATTTCATCATAGGGTTTAAAGGGAACATCTTTTCTTGTTTCGATAGTCATTACGCCCTTTCTAGAAACCTTGTAAAAACCATTATAGGACTCGCCTTGAAATTTTATTTCTACCATTTTAAACCCATCTGTAAAATCCATATTATCAACCTTTATTATGCGTTAGTATATGTTATTGTACCACTTGATTCAAGAGTGACAGAGTATGTTTCTTCTCCATTAAACTCTCCTGCTCTTTCATAACTTGTGATTTGAAAAGCACCTTTTACATCTGAACCATCGCCAAAAACTAAATCGTAATTAACAACACTTCCTGTAAATGCTGCACCTCTTAAATTGTTTTCTCCAGCTGAATCTGTAAATACACCACTTGCTGATATGGACATACTTCTTATACCCATATTTCCACCTAAAACTCTACCAATATCATGTCCTGATGAACCTGAAAATGTAGATGAATCTTTATTTGTTACATCAACCATTTCTCCATTGATCGTCATAGATGTACTTCTTAAACCACCAATAGTAACTGCACTGCCACCACTGTTGTCTTTTAATAAAAAGCTACTTCCTTTTTGTACTGCCATTTTATTTCTCCTTATTTATTTTTATGTATCATTAACTAATGCTCTGAATCTCTGAAATCCGTGTGTAGTTAAACCATCATTTTCTTTTATTATATCTGAAAATTCAAATCTTATAAACACTAAACTTGCTCCAGAAACACTTATATCGGCTTCGTGTAATAAATCATACACTCTGCTCATAATTTCTTTTGCTTCCTTACTTCCTCTATATCTAGAAAAAGATGACACTTCAAGGGTGAAATCACTCCCCTTTAATGTCTTTGTTCCATTATCTACTGATGACCCTACACCAATTTTAACATAGGGGAATGCAGTTGATTCTGGTACGAAATCGTACACATCTGTCACTAAACCTTGAAGAGTTGCATCTTGGTCTAGTTTATCAAATATTGCTTTTTGCAAATTAACACTATGATCACTCATTTGGCCACCTTTTGAATAAATGCTTTTACTCTATTAAAAGTTGCCATCATTATTTTTCCTTGACTCATTTTAAAAGCTGGAAATAAAAATGGTCGTGCTTGCATTTTGCTTGTACCATATTCTAAAAATTTTGAATAACTTGCTCTACTTTCTACTGTCACAATATCTTGTGATTTTTGTGTCACTCTTATGTTTCTAACTAAATTACCTGTATCACTTGCTGGTGCCTCTCCAGGTGCAGATGCTTTATGTGTTCTTGTAGGATTATATCTTTGATATACTTTACCACTTTTTGGTCCATTCTGAATACTTTTAACTGCTTCTCCACGAATAAGTTGAGCGCCACCTTGTATTACTTGTCGTAATTCAGGTTTCATATCTTTGCTGATAGTTCTGAATGACTTTAAAACTTTATCAAGATTTTTTACATTAATAGTTGCTTGCATTATGTACCTACATTTTCAATTGCTTCTATTGTAATATAATTTTTAAAATCATTCTCATCATTAATTTTAACTATATCAAATGTTCTTGTACCAAATAATATTCTCATTGATGTTGTAATATTATCTCTGTATCTAATTAAAAACTCGTATGTATGTGGATTTTCTACTTGACGACCTGTTTTATCTGAAAATATTTGTTT